AACGCCAGCTAGCATACCGTCAATTTCCAAAGAAGTTGCACGATTTAAGAATAGCATGTTTTCTTCAATAGCTCCTTGAGTATCTAGATTTTTTAAGATATTATCAAAGTCATCTAAGTTAGCTCCACTAAAAGCAACCTCAACGTTTCCTCTGTCAGCTACAGCTGCGAATAAACCTTGTGTACCTTTATAGCCATCAGTTAAAGCTTGTGAACCAGCAGCTGCTAATTCTCCTTCAACTACACTCATTTCTAAGTAATCTTCAAAACGTAAACGAGTTTCAGATTCAGCTTTTAAATACCATAAGTATCCAGATGTTCCATCTTCAGTAGCAACTTCTACCCAACCGATTTGAGACATATCAGATCCGTTAATGGTGTAATTGTTACGAATAATAACAGGGGAATTGCTGTATTGAGTAAAAGTAGGATCAATACTAATGTTTTCTCCTTTTGTGGTAATCTCACCAGCAGCTCCACTCCAATTAGTTATTGAAGATCCTTTGCCAAATTCAGAACCATATACAAACATTTTTACTCCAGTAGCAGCTAGAGAACTTGTATCAGCAGCTGTGTAAGGTGCAACAACCACATTTCCACTTACTGGATGTGATCCTGTAACTACAGCTTTTAATTCAGCTCCAAGAGCATCTAAAAGAACAACAGTTTGTCCTGGAGAAACAACGTTTTCAACTAACGTGCCATCAAGAGCAGTACCTCCAACTGGAATACCAATAGTATTTGTTCCACTTGTGTTAGTACATCCATCATAAGCAATGTGTAAACGATTTTGTTCTGACCAGATAACTTGATCTGATGTCATTGGCATTTCAGCTCCAACCATACGTAAAAATCCAGATAACGTTCTGTTTCCATAACGCTCTACTTCTTGTTCGTAAATTTCAGGTAGATACTGTTGTGCAAAGTCTTTTCCAGTTCCAGTGTTAAACTGCAAGTAGTTAGACTGTAATAATTGTTGTGATTGAGACGGTTTAATAGTCCCAAATGTAGGGGATAATGTTCCCATAATAATTTAGTTTTTAATTGTTAAATTTTCTTGTTTTAATTTTAAGCTTTGAAGAATCTAAACCACTAACTGCTTTTACTTTAAACCCATCAATAAATACATTACCGTCTTGTGTTTTACGAGGCTCTGTACTTATGTTTTTAGATTTAGCTAGTTGACCTTTAATTGCGTCGGTTTTACCTTGCTCATAAAAGTGATTAGCTATCGTATCAGCATTTCGTGCAGCATATAAAGCTTTATGATAACCTTTTGTATCTACGACTTCTCCTTTATCATTTAAGAACGTCTTAATGAAAGTGGATATATCTTTTTGGTTATCAGCAACCTTAACAGGGTCTTTTATACCATACCTGAATTTTTTCTCTCCAACTTTAAAATCAAAACCTTTGAATTCATTGTTAAGAAGCTCATCTGTTTGGCTATGGAACTTGTTTTGGTTAACTTTACTGAGCTCTTGCTCTTCATTGTATCGGTTAAAAAAGTCAATAGCTTTTTGTTGCTCTTGATTAACTCCAGGTCTCAACTTGATCTCTGCATAGTATTTATCTTTGAGCGAATCCAAATAACCTTTGGCTTTTGCAACTTCTTCTTTATAAGCGAGTTTTTTCTTTCTAATATCTCGCTGTTCGTCTAATTCTTCGTCATAATTAAAAGAATCTTCAATAATAAATTGAATTTCTTCTGAATCTAAGTGAGGTTTTGCTTGCTTATAATACTCTCTTAGCAATGCCTTACCATCAATACCACTATAATCTGCATTTAATCTAGCATAATCTTCAATGGTTCCACCAGTTTCTTTCATAAAAGTTACTAACTTATCTACGTTTTCTGGTAACTCTTGTGTTTCTGCTTGCGGTAATACTTCTTTTTGTTCCTGTGAGGTGTCGGGACTTTCAGTGCCTCCAACCATTGTGACCTCTTCATCGTTATTACTTTCATCTTCTACTAGTTCTATAGGAGATTCTACTACTTCTTCTTCGGTGGCCCGTACTTCTTCAACCACTCCTTCGCTGTTGCCACTGTCTTTTGATTCTTCGACAACAACATTGCTATCATCTGTCTCTTGTGTTTGAACGGCATCTTCTTCTGGTTTTTTACTTAAATCTATTTTAGTAATTTCAGGTACTATATTTCCCTGGCCTTTAATTTTAGGAGTTTTAGTTTTTAATTTAAACTCTCCCTCTTGTTTTACTTCTTCTGACATAATATAATATAATAAAAATTAATAATCCCTTATCGTGGGGTAAATTGCTCTAAACCAAAACCATCTAAGTTATCATTACCCGATGATTCAAAGTTTTTAGGCAGTAGATCGTTTTGTCTTTGATCTATAAGTTCACTTTGTTGAGTACCTTGTATTTTTACTCTTTTATCTTTTCTATCTTCTATTAAAGCTTCTTTTTCTCTTTGTGCTTGAGCACCTACTTGAGCTAATTGTAACTGATAATTAAACTCTTCAGCCATTAATTGCTTTTTAATTAAAGCCTCTTGTTCCATTCTTTGTATTTCAAACTGAGACTTAGCTTGTTGTATTTGAACTTCAGTTTGCGCTAATGCTTGCTGCTTTTGAACTTCTGCTACAGCTGCTTTTTCTGCTGCTTGAGCGTTTGCTTCAGCTTGCGCTTGTATATTAGCCATTTTAGCAGCTTGCTCTGCTTCAGCTCTTTTCTTTTGTCTAGATTTTAAAAGCTCATTAGCTAATTTAATATTTTGTATTTGTCTAATATCAATAGCGTCGGCTAAATCAATTGTTTTTGTTTGCAACGCTATTTGAATACTTTTTTCTAATTGAGCTTTTTCTTCTTCCTCTGGCTCTAGTTCTAAGAATATACCAAAGTCATGTATATGTAAATCATCTATTTCAGTTAATGTAGCTGTGTTAAAACTATTAATACTACTAACTAAAGCTTGTTTTGTAATTGGAAACTGCAGCATATCGCTAACTCTTAAACTAATATTTTCGCAAGTCTTTACTGTTAAATACATTAATGATTGCAATATATGTCTTGTAGCTGTATTAGAATTTGCTGCTGCTAGTTTTTGTAAACCAACTAAAGCATTTTTATCAGGCGCACTTCCGTCTCTAGCCTCATTTAATCCAGTTACATCACGTATCATTTGTAAATAATATTGATACGTTTGTATCATTGCCTGTATTTTAGATATGCCTGAAGAGCTTTGTAGTTCTTGAATAGGCACTTTACCTCTATTAAGTTCGCCGTCTTGAGTAAGTGATCTACCAACTATTGTACCAGTCTGAAAATACATATTTAATGCTTCTGCTGGATTATAGTTTGTTCCGTTACCTAAATCTACTTCTGCTAGACCATCTACGTCTACATAAACACCATCTGGAACTACTCTAGCTAAAACTTGTTGTAGTTTTAAATGAGTTATTTGAATCATATCAGCAAACCCGGTTGTTCTACTAACTAAAGATTCAATGCGCCCTTGATACATTCTTGGAGCACTAATAGAGTAATTCATATTAACTCTAGTTATATCTCCGTTAGGTCGTGTCATATTCTCTGCAAGCTTCCATTCTAGCATTCGATCACCCATACCTAATATTTTTGCACCGGTATATAAAACTTCAATTGATCTTGAAGCTCTTTCAAAGTTGTCACTTTGTGGCGGATTAAAAGTATCGGGTTTTTCTAATGTTTTTTCTAAACCTTGCTCTGTTTGTTTTATTTTAAATACTTGATCTTGATATGTTTTGTATTCAAAAAACAGTACTTGATGTTGTTCTGGATCAGATTGAACTTGCCAATCGCTTCTAGCATAGTTTTGTCTACCAGGGTATTTTTGTATTTCTTCTAATTCATTATCTGTTAAATAAGGAAATAATCTTTTTATTTCAGAAAGAGTTAAACTTTTTATTTCACCTACATAATAAATATCTTCAAAATTAGGATCATCAGTTGCTGAATAAACTAAATTAGCTGGATCTACATAATCAACAGTTACACCTTCAGATAAATTAAAACTAGTTTTACTAGCTGCTATTCCTAAAACAGTTAAATCGTAAGCTAATCTTTTTTTAGTTTCTTCGTATTTATTAAAATCAAGAACATTATTTATTAACTCCTCTTCAGCTATTTCTACACTTTGCTTGTAATTAAGCTGCATGTATAAGTCAAGTTCTCCTGGATCATTTGGCAAACTTTCCGGATCTGCTGAAGCATAAAAATTTTGCCCTGTAAGTTTAGCTAGCTCCTCTATATTATCTTTTTGCTGAATATCTCGTAATGCGTTAAAAGCAAAATCTGTTCTTTGTTGAGTTGCAAAAGGATCCGAAGCAAAAGATTTTATTTCATATCCTTTGTTTGTCATTCCGTTTACAACTATATCTACAAACTTAGATAAAACAGGCACAGGTTTCCAATCTAAATTAAGATAAGATAAATCACCGTTAGTAGATAATTCATCTTTATATTTTTGTATGGGTTGTTCACCTCTAGCATACAATCTTAATCTATTAAAATTCTGAAAATTATAAGAGAATCTATTTTGCCCACTATTGTTTCTAAACCATTCCTGCTCTATAGCATTCCCTACTTTTAAACCATACTCAAATGATTTCTTTTCTTCTTCAGGTACTACCTGGTCTGGAAAGATGCTATTATTAGTAGTATAGATCATTTATTTATATTATTTTTGAATTCACTCCTGTATTATTATATTTTTTAAATCCTAAAGAAACTTTTGATATGGTTCTTTTCGCTACAGGTGTATACCTGTGTTTATTACATGCCATAATAGCTAAGCCAGAACTTATAGAGGCATCATGCTTCGTTCTGTTATTAATATTAAATTTAGCCCAATCTTCTAATGTTCTTTGAAAATAAGTGTCACCATATCCTTCTGTAAGTAAACCAACGTGGTTTTCTATATAATCCTCAATAGCTGCTGCGTGAGCTTGTTTTATATCTTCACTTGAATTAGGTATACCTCCTATTTCTTTTTCTGTTACTGATAATTTATGCATTACTTTGTCTGGTCTATTCATTGAATAGCCTCTGTAACCTCTTCTTTTTAAATAATATAAAAGTCTAGGTTTATTATTTTCAGCTAATATAGGCATTCCATAAAAAACTAAAGCCATTAAAACATCTTCAAAAAATATATCAGCTGTTTGTGGTCTTGATATATACTCTAAAAAGAATAAGTTAGGTGGCACATCTTCCATTGAAAATTTTGTTAATCCGTGTAAAGCACCCTTAGATCCTTTGCCGTCAACTGTACCAGATATATCATAACTATCACATCCAAAAGCTCCACAGTGTTCATTACCAGGATATTTTATATTGTTTTTTATATTATATCTATTTTGTAAAGCAATTGGCGGAACCCAGCTAACTAAAAATCTTCCGTTTTTATTAGGAACAAATAATACTCTTGTATCTTTTATTCCATTTTCCCATTGAAAACTACCCTGTGTAACTACATTAGTATTACGCAAGTCTTCATTATAATCAATTTGCTCGTATATTTTAGTTAAATTAAATAAAGACTCTTTAGCTTCGTCGCGAAACGCATGCTTTTCGGTTCTTGGAAATTGTCTATAATATTCGTTTAAACCGTCTTGGTCGTCTTTTAATCCTTCAACTTCATTTTCCCAATGTGATATAACACCTATATCAATTTCGTCGCCATCAATTCCTTTGATCGGTTTTTTTGGAGTGTCAAATACAGGTAATCCATAAGAATCAATGTATCCTTCGTAGTTCCATTCCATAGGAACGAACAAACTATATAGTCCTGAGCTAGTCTGACCATTGCGGTTTCTTTTGTTGACGTCCGAAGCTTCGTATAATTTTTTAAAGTTTTCTCCACCTTTGTCTAATGCATTTGAAGTAGAACCCATCATGCATTTGCCGACGATTCTTCTACCTAATCTTAACGTTGTCTTCGTGACCCTCCAGTTGTTGAGGATGTTGTCCGGTCTCTCCCATTTACCCGATTCATCGTGGACGAGTAATTTGAGTTTCTCTCCGTCGTACGAGTTGTCTCCGGTGTTCTTCCAGTCGATGGTTGTATCCAATCCCTCTTGTATATCTTGGTCTGTCTCTTTGATCGAGTTGCGCGTGAGACGTTTAGATGGGACTTTATACGATAATTCTGTTTTGGGACGTTCCATCCCGTCTTGTATCGGTTTAAAAAAGAATGGGTAGTTAATTGATATGGGTACAACCTTATCCGTGAACATCTTCTTAGCGTCAGCTCCCGACTTAGAGAGTATTCCAAACCTAGAATCTCTCGATATTGTTGCCTGGTTAACTGTGTCGGACGAAGCCATGAAACTAAACCCGGACCGTCTGTTCTTAAGATAACACATTCCGTAGGATCTACTATCAGATTTGCATGCTTCCCAAAATATGTAGAATAATCTATTTGATTCCCGAAAGTCTGCGTGCCCAACATCAATTTTGGTCCACTGCAAGTACATGTAATGAGAACCAGTAATGTAAGTAGGAATGCCTTTATTGTAATACCAAAAGCCTTCTTCACGTCTAACAAATTCTTTATTAATGTAATCATAATATTTTTCTTTAAACGATAAAGGCTTTTCATTCCACTCATAAACATTCTTTACTTTGTTTAATTCTTTAGGATAATCTAAAACATTCCATCGCTGCTCTTCTTTTTTATCAGAACATTTATAAACATCTTCCGCTAAAGGCAAGGCTACTAATAGGTTCTGTATATTATATATTTCACCTATTTTTCCAGTTTTACTAATAATTACAATATCATGTTCTTTATTGTAACCGTATTCCCATTTATTAAGCCTATTTAATCTTTTTATTACTTTAGGCTTTATATGGTCTTCTACTATACTATATAAACTTTGCTCGTACATTATCTAGATCTTCCTTCAGCAAAACCTTTAAAAGTATCTGCTTTTTTATCTACAGGCTTATCATCTAATAAATCCTGTTCCTCTTTTATTCTAGCTAGTATTTCAAAAGCATCAAATATTGCTAATTTTTTAGTAGCGGCAGCATTCTTAAGTCTGTCAGCTGAGATGTCATCTTCTGAGTCTACGATCTTTTCTTTAGCTACCTTTATTAATTCTTCAACTGCTTTTTGCCCAGCTTGGATTATATTCAGTTTCGTTTCCTTTATTTTCATATTTAATTAAAATATCATTTGATTGCATACAATAAAGAAGTTCATTATCTACTACAAATTCAAACTCCCGATTACTTTTAAACACCACAGTGTCTCCTGTGCTTATTTTAAGCGCATTTAAGGAGCTATTGTCGTATTTTATTATACCAATATTATTTTTTAATTTAGACAGCTTAGATTCGTCTTTATTAATAACTGGTTTTATAAAGCAATAGTCTAATACAGTATTCCATTTATCATTTCTTTTAAACATATATATTTGATCTACTGATGCAAAATACATATCGTCTTTAAAATACTTTGAACTGTTTACAGATTTGCCTTTTAAGTTATAGTATCTTCTAAACAAGTTATGGTGTACTAATACTGTATCTCCTACTTTTATATTTGTTCTTAAAGCTAAAGGTACTGAAACAACCACAGCTTCTCTATTGACAAACTTATGATTTGATATACTAGAATTAACAATAAGCTTTTTATCACCTATTGCTAATTCATTATTATATCTTTGCCCAATTGGCTTTATTATAAATTGCTGAATGCTTTTCATTAATATTCTAAATCATACTCTACAGAAATAGCCATATTTTTATTAAACTTTTTCCAAGGTAAAATTTCATTTTGCTTTTTAATATGTATATTATAAGAATCGTCTTCGTCTTCAAATAATATAGCAGATATTGTGTGGCCTCCATAAACTTGTTGACCTATAGCATAATGCATAGCTTCATTTTTATAATCAGAGCCTATACTTATTTTTCTTATAATATGGTCCACTTTTATTCTTTTTCAATATCAGTGTAGGTACCGTCTTCAATATTTATATTAATAGCGCCATAAATATCTTCAAGCTCTTTTTTATACTTTTCAATATCTTCTACTAATCCAGCATACTCATGAAGCAAACTGTGCTTTTGAGTTTCTAAAAATCCAAGATTTGTTAAAGATTTATTTAAATCTTTTTGGTGATCTTTAATTGTTTCTAACTGTTCGTCGGTAATCTTTTTTGTTTCTTTTACTTTTTCCATTTGATTAAATTTAATTATTTTACTTTGTCTTTTATTTTCTCGTATGTTCTTAAACCACCAAGCCCGAGCATTCCTAGTAGCACTGTCATTAAATGTTCCATTTGTAATGGAGGTGGAGCGTCTGTTGTTTTTGTTACCCAAATAAATAAATCACGTATAACGAAATTATAAGCTAACGCAACTCCACATATCCATCCTATAAACGGCCTCCACCCAGCAACGAACAAAGTCCTATGCGAAGCTTCAACCATGTTTATTTTAGTTTGTAGTTCTATTAATTTTTCGGGATCAAGCTCTTTGCCCTTAATAGCTTCTCTTATTTCCCAAGCTAAATTACCAGCTACAGATTTTCTACCGCTACCGCCTTTTAATAGCCCTAATAAAACTTTCCACATTTACTTGCCGTATTTACCTATATCTTTTAAAGTCTTAACCTTAGCATATAGCTTTCTAACTGCAGGATCATTACTTTCACGTAATCTTTTTCTTTCTGCAGCTATTTTAGCATTCTTAATTTTAATTTTTGACTGTTCTTTTTTGCTTATATCTGTTCTTGGTTTGTTTGGATCTGATCTATTAGTAAAAGCTTTAGAATCTAATTGGTCTCCAATAGTTGATTTCTTTTTACCATTTAACAATGCACTGCCTTGGTCATCTACAGGCATAGTGGTTAATAAGTTTTTAGCGTGTTTTTTCATCCATGATTCACTCATAATATACTTTTTAGTTATGCGTTTTTATATGCTTCTGCTTCCCAAGGAAGGTTTTTAGCACCTTCTTTCATTTGTGCTCTTGAGTATTTTTTTCCTTTCCAATAAACGTACTTATCATCATAATTAAGGTCACCTCTTTTCATTTGATTTATATGAACCATTTCGTGATTTACAACGCTATCTATTTGTTTAGGATCTTTAATATCTTTATTAATGATTATAGTGCCATTGTTATTAGCTTTACCTAATACGCCATCTTCCATATCTACATGATATATAGGAGTATTGTTATTCACATAAGGAGCACCATTCATTTTAAAAGCCATACTTATTTTTTATAAGGAATCATTTTATTTAAAGCATCACGTCTTTGCTCACAGCCGCAAGGTATATTTAAACCTTGAGATACATTATCTACAATAGTTTTTATACCTGTTGCTTTAGTGAATTTTTCAACGCTATCTCCAAATCCTTTTGATTTCATTATTTTTTTGCTTTTCTTTTAGCTATTCTTCCTTCTATTCTTTTAGCTCTTTTTTCTAGTCTTATTGTCTTAGCTCTTTTTTCTTGAGCTTTTTTACCGCCTTGAGCTGCTGTTTCTTTTGAAGTTGTTTCTATTCTAGCGTTTTTAGCTTTAGCTTTTGTTTTTGCTAATCTAATTTCTTGCTTAGATTTACCAGCCTGTTTTGCGGTTGTTTTAGCAGATCTAATTTCAGCTTTACTTTTTGTTTTTGTATCTTTTATTTTTGATGCTGTTTTTTTAATATCTTTAACAGTTGCACCACCTTTTATTTCTGGAGAAACTTTAGTGCCAGTCATACCACCTCCAGTTCTTTTTACTGTTGTGCCACTTACTCCGCCTGGACTTCCTACACTTTTTACTTTTTTACGAGGTGTTGGAACACTTTTTGTATCTTTAGGTTCAGATTTAATTGTATTTTTAGTAGTTTTAACTTTTGGTGGAGTTTCTTTAGGCTTAATAGTAGGTTCAATAGTCGGTCTTTTACCTCTTCCATATAAAGAGTCTACAGGTTGGTTTTTAGAGCTTAAATCTCCTTTTTCTTTTTTCAATCTAGCCCGCTTGGTGCTCATTAGCTCAGCCCCATATTTGTCATAACCAGGTTTTCCAATATCACCTATTGCTAATATAGCTG